CACCGCGATGGCGCGACGAACGTTCCGTAGGTGGTCTCGGCCGCGATGCCGAGCTGTGCGCCGAGCCCCGATCCGACAGCCACCTATCAGCCCTCCTCGTTCTGGGCGGCCTGCCAGTCGGCGTACCGCTGCCGCTTCTCGTTCGCGCTGCCGGTGAGCGGCAGTCGTGCCGTCCGCAACGCCTCGTCAAGCGCCGCACCGGCCAACTCGTCGGCGACCACCGGCTCATCGACGCCTTCCCACTGCGGATGGTAGACGTAGGAGTCCCACCGGTCGTCGGGGACGGTGACGACCTCGCCTTCGGCGACGGCGCGGTTGAGGGCCGGCACCCACAGCCCGTCGCCGGATACGTTGCGCACGGATGCCATGACGCTCCTCTAGATGCGGTGGACGTAGGAGACGGTGAACGGGACGCGGACGCGGACGCCCTCCCCGGTCTGCTCTTGGATCAGCGAGCCGCCCGCGACCTCGCCCCAGCGGACGGTCGCTCCCAACGGCGGGTCGGCGCGGAGCGCGTTCTCACAGGCGGCGAGCAGCGCGAACGCCTCCTCGCGCCGGTTGCGGACCGCTGGTGTCTTGGTGTCGCCGGACCAGGCGACCGCGGCGCAGGTGATGGTGCCGTCCTCCTCACGGCGCCGGGCACCCAGCGGCCCCCAGCGTTGGGAGAAGGTGGCAGCCTCACCGCCGCCGCCCTCCTCGCCGTCCCAACCGACAGCGACGAACTGCTTCGGGTAGGACTTGGTGACCTGCGGCCCGTCGTAGACGGTCTCCACGACCGCGTCGAACGCGGCGACCAGGGCGTCGATGACATCCGGTACGGCGGAGGTCGCCACCGGGTCACCACCAGCCTTGATGGACGCCGAGCAAGAAGACCAAGATCGAAGCCGCCCACAAAACCGCTAGCAACGGATCGGCGTAGGTGCCGTGCCGCTCTAGCCGGCCGGTGTCGGGCAGCGTGGGCTTCGGGCGATCGCTCATGCGAACCCAGCTAGCTGCCGGTCAGGCTCCAGCATCGCCTGCACCCGGTAGGACAGCAGGAACGGTGGCGGGTCACCGCCGCGCTGGGCCGCCCACGCTAGTTCAACGGCCTCCAGCGCGGCCTGGCGGATGTTGGCTGGCACGTCCGCCGTGGTGGCGACCCGGCCGACGACGTAGGTGAGGGCCCAGGCGCTCGTCGGCAACGACCCCGACGGGTTCCTGAGCACCCCGTCGAAAGTGGTGTAGCCGCTCACGGTGAGCGCGGTCCCGTCGGGGATGGTCGACCCCGACGTCAGCGAGACGACGTCGGTGTAGGGGAGCAGGAAGCTGCCGCTGGTGGTGGGCTGCACCGTGGTCGTGACAGTGCGCCGGACAACGGGGCCGACCTCGTGTTCGATGACCGCGGTGACCGCCTCAATGGCCTGCTGCAGTTCGGCGTCCTGGCTGGCGTCCGCGTCAGTGATGTCGAGGAACGCTTTTGCTTGCGCCAGGGTGACGAGATCAGTGTCGGCCACGTCCCGGCCCTCCTGGTCAACGCGTCTCGGGTGGTGCGTTCACCGCCCGCTCGACGTGGACGGGAGGGGTCCCGCCGCGACGCACCCCCAGCCGAGGTTCCGTCTCCGGTTCCTGCTCGTCGTCGGGTGCGTCGCGGTCGGGGTCACTCACTTGGACTGGACGACCTTCGACGAACCGCCAGGGGCGGGCTCGGTCGTGTCGCCCTCAGCCGCGCGCTCGACGGCCTTCCGGGTTTCCGCTGCCGGGTCCGCACCGGGGACAGCGAGCGGGGCGCCGTGGATGATCGAACCCGCACGGGCTCGGTCCGCGGCGGCCTGCTTGTTGTCCTCCAACTGTCGGGCGGACTGGGGGGTTCCGTCGGCGTGGACGAAACCCTCCTGTCCCGGCTCCGGCCATGCGGCGCCGCCCTGCGACTCGGCCCGGTCCTGCGACGCCTGAGGGGCGTCCACCGCGATCGGGTCGTCCGACTTCTTCGCTTGTGCCATCTGTCAGCCCTCCCAGGCTCAGAACGTCGGCGCCACGAGGCCCGTGCCCGCGATGACGGACACCGACTTGACGTAGCGGGCGGTGGTGAACGCTGCGTACCGGTAGAACCGGAACAGCACGGACAGCTGAGCCGCGAGCGGCTCACGGAACGCGTCAGCGTGCGGGACGCCTTCCCACAGGATCGAGTCCGCGGCGCGGAGCACGATGATGCGGTCCTCGTTGGTGCCGACGCCGAGGTTGGTCGGGATCTGCGGGTCCAGCACCACGTCGAGGCCGGCGATGTTCCCCACGACTCCGTTGGCGGTGGCAACACCAGCGGCGGTGCCGAGGGCGTTCTGCGCGTTCTGGCCTGCCGTCGGGACGATCAGGGGACGACCGGCGGTGTCCGCCGCCGCCAGCATCCACGCCCACCGGCGCGGGTGCATGATGATCGTGTCCGGCGGCATGAACCGGCCCGTGGTCACCTGCTGGATCGCGTCGGCGATCTTCGAGTAGAGCTCACCGACCGTGGGGTCGGCGTCGGTGTAGGTGACGGCGTTCGTGCCCGCCTCCTGCAGCAGCCCCTTCTTTCCGGCGGCGTTGTTGTTCAGGACGAACAGGTCCACCTTGGCGGCGTAGTCGGCGGCCAGGTCCGGCAGGATCACCCCGTCGAGGTTCATCGCCGACTGCTCGAGCAGCTGGATCGCGACCACCTGCTGACCGGCGATGGTGGCGACGTTGGCCGTCACCGACGCCGTGGTGAGGTCGGTGTTCTGCACCGCCGTGTTCTGCGTCGCCTGCTCCGCGACGGCGGTACCGGTGGCGATGCGGGGCACGTTGATGGAGTCGGTGCCCCCCGGCAGCGGCTGGTTCTGCACCCGGTCCGCGGTGGGGCGGGCGGTGCGGGCCAGTTCGACGAACTGGTTCACCAGCCACAGCGGCGGCACGAAGTCCCCGCCGGCGCCGTCGGTGGTGGACAGGGCACGGGCCTCGACGACAACCTCGCGGTTGTTGCGCTGCAGCCGCTCGTGCGCCGCGGCGGCGCCCGGTCGGCCCAGGCCGACGTCGAACAGGTCGCGCACGAACGACGGCCCGGTGGGGTCGTCCTTGCGGTAGGTGTTCGGCTCCGACGTGACGCGCCCCGGCGCGGTGCGCTCCTCCGAGCCAGGTCCGGTCTGGCCGGTGGCCTTGCGGGACTCGGCCTCACGCTGGCGGCGCTCCTCCACCTTCTCGGCGTCGGCGATGCGGGCCTCCACCTCGGCGATGTCGGCGTCGTGGGCGGTGATCTTGGATCGGAGCTCGTCGAAGCGCGACGTCTCCTCCTCGGTCAGTGCGGACCGCTGCTCGGACTCCGCTGCCGTGACGATGCCGTCGAGGTCAGCTTCGAACCCGGCCCGCTCCTGCAGCAGCTTCTCGTGCTGCGCGCGCAGGAACTTGAGCATGGCTGCTCATCCCTTCGTTTCGGGGGTTGGGTGGGTTGCCTGGTGACGTCGGGTGGTGCCCCAGGTGGTGCCCCGTGCGAGGGTCCGGCGTGGGGTCCGGCGCAGCGTGCGGTCAGGCGGTGCGGTATCCGCGCAGCCGGTCGGCTTGCGCGCGGATCAGCGAGAGGTCACGCCCCTCGGCAGCCTTGTGGGCGAACCGGGCCTGCAGGCGGCCCATCAGTTCGCGGGCGGTGTCGTCGTCGAGCCGGTCCACGTCGGTGGCCCGCAGCCCGACGGACGTGGCGGGGTTCGCCGGGTAGGTCACCACCGACACGTCGAACAGCTTCACCTCGAGGATGTCGCGCTGCTCAAAGTCCGGGGACCACTCCTGGCGCAACACCTGGAACGCGAACGACATCTCGTCAAGGTCTCCACGTTCCATCGCCAGCTTGACGTCGTTGGCGAGCCCGGAGCGGGGGTCGAGTTCCGCCTCAGCCCACAGCCCCGTCTGGCTGCGACCCTGCGGGTCGTCGGCAGCGTCGGTCACCTCACGCAGTGCCAGCGTGCCGGACTTGGTGCGGGCGAGCGGCAGTCCTTCGTGGTTCAGCAGCAAGCGCACGTCGTCGCGCTCCTTGAGCGTCTTGGCGAACGCGCCGGAACGGAGGACTTCGGTGTACTCACCCAGCCAGTCGGTCACCGTGTACGGGGAGTCGGTGACTGAGGCGTACCCGGCCATGCGCAGCGTGTCGGTGTCACCGACACGCTGCTCGACGGGTGCGACGGTGAACTGTCTCGTCTCCCGCCCGGTCACCGCTGCGCGCGGGTTCGCTGGCTCAGCGAGTGCGGTCATCACTGCTCCATCTGGACGGGGACGGGCGGCAAGGCCTTGTTGCCAGTGGGTGTCTTGCCCCAGGCGACCGGGCCGAGGTCTTCGAGTACGCGCACCTCGTCCACCACCTTGAACTCGTTTCGGAGCGCGATCTCGTGCGCCTTGTAGCGGGTCAGCAGGTCGGTGCGAAGCAGCGCGCCGCGGTTGAACTTGGCGTACCAAGGGCGGGGCAGCAGGTCGAACAGCAGGCGCTCCAACCGGACCAGCCACGGGTCGAGGGTGAACTGCAGCAGGTGGAGGTTTCGCTGCTCGATGTTGGCGTAGGTCATCGACCCGCCCGTTTCGTAGCCGAGGATCTCCGGCATTCCGGGGCCGAAGATGCGGGCGCACTGGGCGACGGTGTAGCCCATCGTCTCCAAGAACTGCGACTCGTTTGCCGCCACCTGGATTT